AATCCCCCCTTGTGGGTTTATGAATGCTAAATTTGTTTGTGCCATTATGCTACTGCCTCGATATTTTCAAGCTTAATTAGTGACTCGTTTTGGATGTCACGCTGTTCCGTGAGTATCCTATTTTGTTCTCTCAATATCCTATTTTGCTCTTTTAGCTCCATAACAACCTCCTTAATAGCCGAAGTGTCACCAACGAGAGTATTACCGCTTCTAATCCCCTCTGAAAACGTTTGAGGGATAATCATTTCCCCGCGGTGGATGTTCGCGGTCATGTCGTATGGGACATTTGGAGTCCCAACGGCGAAGCCTAACATCGTCTTTGCGGATGTTAAGCGATTGATTTCCGCCATCTGCTCCGCACTGTATCCGCTAAGATTTGCGAATCCCCCCCACATTGGATCGGGTTGCCCACCTACAAGACCCGAAAAGTCTTGCACCCCCTGATCGCTATAGTTTATTGAGTTTACCTCATCGTCGATTTTTTTATTAACAACATTGATAAAATTTGTTAATGCCCCTTGATTTCCACGGATGTTACCATCTTCAGGAAGCCCCAAGCTTCTCAAAAATGCAAAAGCGGCGGTTCCGTGTGCGCTTGACCCGTCAAATGCGCCGTTCGCGAAATCGCTCATCATCCCTATTGCAAAAAGATACTTTTGGCTAGCAGTTTCACGCGCGTTTTGGCGGTTTATTGCCTGTATTTGCGCCCCAACACCCGTATACTCTCCCTTGACGGTTGTTAGTGCCTCTTGAGCATCTTTCGGAGCCAAGTCTCCAAGGGAGCGTATAGCAGATACGGACGTCACATTATTTGCGCTAACCATCCCCCTCAAGTACCCTGTATCGTCGCTTTGAGTGCTGAATCCCTGAATATCCGCTATGGCTTGATTGAAACCACTTGAGCCAATGGTTAGCCCTGTTCTCTTTGCGAAGTCTATTTTTTCTTGTGTTCCAAACACGTGACCAGCGTTAAACGAATTTACTGTTAGCGATGACGCATCCAAAGCATCGGCATTTTTTTGTGCCTCATAGAGACGTTTCACCCACTCGTTTACGCTACCTAGCATCTCCTCTTTTGACCCAGTGGTAGCGATTGTGTAAAGTTTGTCTGTTTGGTCTTTAGAGTAGCCGTTGCTTGTCTGTAGAGCCTTCGCTTGCTCCTCGCTAAGACCTAGAGCTTTTGCCTGCTCCTGCACCGTAAGCATACCTTGAACAACGGCGACTTTAACGATTGAATCATTTTTATCAAACATCGCTCCGAACCCCTGAAGTTCGCCAACTAGTGATTCTTTGAGGTTGCTGTCAATCCCCGAACTGCTAAGTGATGTTATGTTTGCGGTGATTTTGTCATAATCGCTTTTTATCTTATCAATTGAATCGGCTTTAGCAATCCCTTTACTGTCGAAGCCTGTCATGAATTCTTTTTTTAAGTTGTGATAATTCACCAAAAGGTTGAATTGATCCTCTTTTCCTGTGCTTGCGGGGCTAAGAGTTTTAATTAGGTCATTTGTCGCCCTTCTCATGTCGTCGAACGCGCTCACGAACGTATTCACGACGCTTAAGATGGAATCGGTCGCTTTTTTCGTTGACTCCTCCACTGCGGTACCAAACTGATTAAAAGAATCCGCCGATTGCATTAGTGTATTAAACGCTTTTTGACCCCCCAAAGTGGTTAAATCAAGGGACTCAACAACCTGTCTAAAACCCGCATTTGTTGTTGGAAGTGCTAGCCCTAAATCGGTGAAAATACCTAATAGATCATCTTTTTTATCGGTCATTTTTTCTTTATCACTAAAGAAATTGTCATAATACGCTTTTGTTGAATTGTTGAATTCCGACAAAGAACCCGATAGATCTATGAGGCTTTGAGTTATATCAATAGTGTCACCACTGATATGTAGGTTTATGTCGCCTAGCGTGTCGGAAACCACCTCAAAACCGACTGACACTCTAGTAAGGGTCTCTAATAACCCCTCACCAATATCTTTATATTTTTCGATCATGGGGATTGACGCTTTCGCCATCTGATCGCCAGCTTTTGAGAAAACCGCCCCTAACTCTTCTTGAATTTGTGCGCCCGTTTTCCCTAAAAAAGAGATTTTTCCAAGCTCAACATTCATGCTATCGAGAGATTTTTTTGCGTTTACCCCAAGGATTTTTGAACCCTCTAGCGTTACATCGTATAGGTCTTTTAGAACTAAACCAAATTGGTCTTTTGTATCTTCATCAATCGCTCCAAATGTTGTAGAGGTCGATGAGCTTCCCTTTTTGAATAATCCGCCTTTTTTGTCCGTCTGAGTTGTTTGGTAAGAATTCCCTTGAATATTATCAATCGCCGAAACGAGATTTTGTGAATTGAAGGAAATACCACTATCTTTTAGCGTTGTTGTTGATCCACCACCAAATAAACTACCGATCACGGGGATCGTTGATAACATTGATTGTGAGCTAGAAGCCTTAAACCCTTCACCGAGACTAAACCCGCCACGGGATACGATCCCCGAAGCTATCCCCTTGGTCTTGCTATCGATGGACTTAAGGCTGTACATCATCGCATTTAGTGCCGCGAGTTCAGGTTTTGCAAAATCCTTAAGTATCTCTAAAGATTTTGCAATACTTTCGCTTTTTGCCTTATCATCGCCAAGCACGGTACCCGTCCCGTCGTTGGCTTTCTGCGCACTGAACGCATCCGTGGAGACACTAACGCCACCGCCACCGCCAGATATTCCTGCTGATTTCAAGAAGCTGAACACGGTTGCCGCCGTCCCCGCCATTGCTGCGATATTGTAGGGAAACGGGAGTGATGCTTGTTTTGCTATTCCAGTAACTGCGTTTATCATCGCCAAACCCGATTGGATTGTGGCGAACGCCTGCGCTTCCCGTGATCCCTGATCGAACATTTGAGAGGCGGCTCCCGCTAAATTCGAGTATCCAATTATTTGATCCGATTGGTACTGCTTCTCATTTTTCGCAAGTTCTTCCGAAGTTGCACCAGTAATCATTTTGTTTTTTTGGTACTGTTTTTCTGCTTTTGATAATGCATCCGTCGCCTTGCCGATGGATGCTATTGCTTTGGACGTTCCGCTCATCGACTGCGTGTCGAAGTCTATCGATGCGGAAAAGTCCATGCCGCTAACTTTTTGGTTAAGGTCTTCAAATTGCTTATTTACAGACGTAAACCACGCATCAGGGATTTCGTTCCCGAACATCTTCGACATTAAGTCAAATTCGCTTAGGGTCGATTCATTTAATTTTTCGAGTGGTGATTTTATTCTATCCAGTACGGATTCAAGGCGTAAAACATCTTTTTCGTGTTCCTTGAGTGCCGTTTCTTCTTGTTTTGCGATTCGGTCATCATTAATTTTCTGCATTTCATTGCTAAAAATTTTATTGATTGCGACTTCGGAATTTTTAACACCCTTGAATTTTTCAAGAGAATCGCTCATGCTAAAACGCGCTTTTTCCTCTCTTTTTTGGTATTCATCGAGGGTTGATAGTGTCAAACTTTCGTTTGATTTTTTGAGAGCGTTATTAAGCTCATCCTGCAATGTTTGTAGGCGTTTTGCCTCTCGTTCGGCTTCGGATTCGACCGATGACTTAACGCCCTTTGTAGATGCTTTGTTTGGCTTTTGAGCAGATGGTACGAATGTTGCTTTTGGTTTAAAATCAAGATTAACAGCTTTTGCTTCATCCGATGAAAGATTTGTTAGGAGCTTTTTTAGGTGGTCAATCTCCCCTTTCTTTGCGTCCATTTTGGCTTTTATGGCACTCTTTGATTGCCCCTCAAACCCTTTCGAGCTTGCCTCAAAAAAAGATTTGTTATACTCATTAACCAATACTTTATCTTGCTTTAGAGCGTCACTGAGCATTCTTTCCGTGTACGCCCGCTTTTGATCCTTGCTAGTAATGCCTTTTAATACTCCCGAATCCTTATTAAACATTTGTGAGCCTGCAACATTCGCCTGACTTTTAGCGATTTTATCCAATAGACCGCTATATTCGCGAATATAATATACTGCACCCGCGATACCTGTCGCAAGTGCGACCCATGGATTGATTCGTGCGACAGCATTTAATGCGACTGTTGCAACCGTTGCGCCCTCTGTTGCAACTGTTGTGGCGATCATGACACCTTTATAGGTACCATACGCTAATGCTACGTTCTCTACAGTGTCAATCATCCCATCAAGGGAAATGCTCCCGTCGTCGATGCCCTTCGATAAGCTATTAATGGATTCCGCTAATGTTGAACTTATGCCGTGCAATTTGTCGAATTCTTGGATGGCAATAGCCGTGGAATTCTGAACCTTGACCATCGCTTGCCCCATCGTCATAGGGAGCTTTCCAAATTTATTATCTATGTCATCAGCTGATTTCTCTAGTGCTTTTGCTAAGATTTCCGATGTTATTTTTCCCTCTGATCCAAGCTCTCTAAGCTTTCCGATTGGTACGCCCATACCATCCGCGATAGCTTGAGCTAGCCCTTTGGCGTTTTCCATAATGGAATTTAGCTCATCGCCACGTAAAACACCGCTTGCGAATGCTTGACCAAGCTGGAGCGTTGCGGCGGATGCCATTTGGGTAGATGATCCCGAGATGATAATAGCCTTATTGACCGTCTCAGTCATTTTTAGCGTTTCAGCTTGGGACTTGCCCATTGCTTTCATTGAGCCAGCTAGCCCTGTGTAAAGCTGTGTAGTAGCCTCCAGCCCTTGACGTGTTGTTTGAGAGATTGCAAAAAGTTCTTTTTGAACTGCCACCTGCTCTTTGAGTGACGTTGTGACAAGGGACACTCTCCCCTCTAACAAGGTCATCATATCGGCGGTTTTTGCCATATATCCCAATGAAGAAATAGTAGCGGTTAAGGATACAAACCCAAAAGCGAGATGTTTTAAAGATGAAGTTGAGCCATCGACACTACTAGAGAGTCTTTTTGTCGATTCGCTAGCACTGTCTACGCCTGTTCCAAAACGCCTAACTTCATCCGTTGCACTGTTTGCTGAACCTTTGATGTCGTTCAGTGCTTCGGATGTTTTGCTTATAGCAGCAGTATCCGCGGTTGCGCTAATTTTTATTTTTAATTCATTATCAGCCATCTTTGTATACCTCTGCTATTTATTTTTTTCGTTAAAAATTGAAAGCATACCCTTAGAGATTTGTAATAATTCTATAAAATCTAAGTGGTATTTTTTTGAAAATTCTTTAACTACAACCGTCTCAATTTCAGCGGCACTCATCCCACCTTTTAGGGAGAGGGTGAAGCATTGAATAATGATAAACTCTTCGTCGTCTTTGGGGATCATCACCGCATCCTCTTCGAGGCTTTGGAGGTGTTCCGCTAGATGGATATAACTTTGCCCAGTTGCGTATTCACGGGCAAAACGTTTTAAACGTTTCCCTTTTCTTTTCGTTCCTCTTCGATAGCGTCACGAATGCCTTTAGCAAACTCGAGAATATTACCGTCGCTCATTTGCTCTTCGAGGATGCGGTCGATGAGTTTTTTTTCGTTGCGTTGGAGAAAATAACGGGATTGTGCTTCAAGATAATCTCCCAAAGTAGTACCGTCATTTTTTTGTAGCTCTCCAAGTTTGTTGCTTTCAGAGGTTGAGAGGGATACGATCACAAACGGTACCGTTTCACCATCAATGAACTCATACGTTGCTTCTACTTCTTTTCTTTTTGCGTTAAATACTTTACTCATTGTTTTTCCTTTTTGATGTTTGATTTTTGCCTTTTTTGGAGGGGAAGGCTAACCCCTCGACCACTATTTGTAAATGATTACGAAATTGTCATTTCCAACACTTGCCTGCGCGCGGAATGTGCGTGATAGTTTTACTTTTCCCGCATCGTCAGATTCGCTTACGTCTTTGAGCATTGCAAACGGTACGCTAATCTCAATCATAGAACCAGTGGCTCCGATTTGAATGATGATCGCACGAACGGTTCCTTCCACAAAATCCGTCCACGTAGCTTCATCGGTTCCGATAGTTTTCACCGCCGTAACTGATAGGGTTGGGTCAAAGTTTTGGATGTAATATTCAGCCAATCCAAACGCATACGTCTCTTGAATATCGTTACCTAAGTCTAAGTCGAAGCTATCCGCGTTTAGCGTTGCACCACCGACCGTTAATACGGATACTTTAGAGACAACGGGAGCGGTTAGCATGTCAAGTGTCACGGCGGGATTCGCTTCCGCTGTTGCTTGTGCGTTTGCCAAGAATCCCTTAACGCTGAATGTCGCGGATAATGGTTCACCAACTTTTCCACTAATTTTTAGGTTCCCCGCCATACCCGTAATGGAACGGACATAACCATCCACATACAATTTAGCTTGCCCCGTTCCCGTAGTAACGCCACCTAATTTATATTCCACTTTCGTATCCGCCGTGATCGTTTCCGTCAATCCACAAATCTTAAACAGGTTTGAAAGTTTTGGTGCTACACCAAGGTCGGATGCTTTTTTAAGTTGAACGGGAATATCAAACTCTGCATTGATGTAATTTTCGTCAATGTAGGTTTTTTTTGCCCCCATCATCCCATTTCCCATATCTTCGTAATCGCCAGTTTTTACCTTAGGGCTAACGAAAACAAGTCCATTGGTGGTAATAACTTCGGTTGCGGTCGGTGTACCCCCTGATTTTACTAAAATAGTATTCTTAATTGATTGTTGGATTGCCATTTCTTACCTTTCCTGTTTTTTTGATGGTTTTTGCCGTGGTTTCGTCCACAATTACCGTTCCGCTGTATTTTACTTCACCAACGATGATAGTTGTCCCATCTTCGATGGTGAGCGTGACGCTACTTTCCATTTCGTTTGGTTTTTTTGCCATCTTTGACCTCTTCTTGTTTAGGTTCTTTGACCTCTTCTTGTTTTAGGGCGCGCGCCCTGTTGAATGATGCTAGCCCCATAACCGTTTCCTAGTTATGGATGACAGCGGCGATTTTTACCGCACCACGCTCAAAAACACGTGTCCAGTTGGAAGCCGTGCCACATTCGGCAATAGTAGGGGTAAGCCCTGCAACACTTGTTTCATTCCACTTAACACCCATAGGGTGCATGATGAAGTGAGTACGAGAGATAAGAATATCTGTCCCTTGGAGTGTGTCACGATCGGTTTCCGTCGGTACGGGAGCCGAACCATTACCAAACCCAAACGCACCGCTACCAAATAGATACGTGGTGTATTTGTAACCGCTTGTTGTCCCTGCTACCTTTGGAAGCTTGTTATCGACAATTACTTTTAGACCACGATATTTTTCAATCGTCAAATCACCCATCGACTCACGTTCAAAACTGATATTATCCGTTTTTAAAAGATGAAAATAGGTGTCCGAGTGCATAGCGATGCCCACAAGGTTACCCACTGTATCTCCAAATGTTGCTTGACCATCTACAAACAAGCTAGCGTCAAATTTGACAGCACCTACCGCCGTTTCAAGTGCTACGTTCTTGACCATATCACCGCTGTTATTCGCCACGTTTGAAGCGATAACACCGCCCAATGAAGCAACGAGGAATGATTGATAATCGCGCGCCCAAAAGTCCGATAATAGCCCTGCAATAGCTCCAACAGGATCAGCACCACCAAGGGCTTTTGCCAAGTCATTAGAACCGAATGATTTACCACGCATGTGAAGACGTGCTTTATCCGTATTGGTAGTGATACTACCTACAGTAAGAGGAGTTGTATCGCTCAACCCCTCAGATGAACCGCTCAAATCTTGGAAGAACGGCATATTAACAATCGTTCCACCTGATGATGCCAGCTTATTGAGTTCGGGGTTGTTGGTGATAATTCCCCCCATGTAAAAGTTGGCTTTTTCGACTGTTTTTTGGATGAAGTACGGGTTAAAAACCTCAGGCACGATCATGTCGCTAATTTTTGTATATGCCATAGTGATATTCCTTATTTAGATTTATGAAGCTCTGTAAGCTCTGTTAGTGTCATTTCACTCTCTTTTTTAGAGGTATAACCGCCTGTTGTCCCGTTGCCCGTCGACCCTTTTGGGAGGATCATAGAAGTATTTTCTTTCACGAACTCTTCCATAAAACCTTTCGCATCAATGGGTGATCCGTTGCGCTCAAAAAACGCCGTTCCATCCTCACCGATTTTAAGAGATTGAGATAGTTCAAATTCAGCCAGTTTTTTATACCGTGGATCAAGTCCATCAATTCCCCCTACAAGTTTGGATAGTTCCGAGCGTTTGATTGCTTCGGTTTTTGCCTCTTTTTCTTTTGCTAAAGAGGTATTTAATTCTAAAAGCTGTTTTTCAAGTCCCTTGAATTTCGCTTCGTATTCACCGTTTGGGGTTGATTTTTTAAGTTTAAGCTCTTCGATTTGCGCTTTTAGCGTTGCGTTTTCACCCACAAACTTTTCAAGTTCCGCCGCCTTATCTGCTTTGATACGTAACGGCTTTAACACAGCGTCAAATTCAGCGTTACCGCTTGCAAATTGCTCTTCCGTGATTGTTCCTGCGTCCCGCAAGATTTTCAAAAAATTGAACATTAATGACTCCATAACTTAAATTACAATATTATACACATATTAACATAAAAAATAAAGGAAAAATTAACATGACGCTTTCAGACGCTAAAACACGATGGAAATTAATCAATGACGCCTACAATGGAGAGAATGGCTTTAACAACGGTGAAAATATTGTGAAATTCCCACGTGAACATTCTGAAAAATACACATCACGAAAATCTCTGGCTGTCTACGTGAACAAGATGAAGCCCTCATGCAGTCGTTATGCTTCGTATCTATTCAAGCGTAAGGCTACACGCTCAACGGATAGTGAGCTGGTGTCGTTGATGTTTGACAACGTAGACCGAATGGGCAACGCTATAGATATTTTCATGAAGTCATTCTATGAGAAGGTACGGGCGACTGGCACGGGTTTAGTATTGGTTGATATGCCAACCGATTTAGGTGCATCACTGTCGGATCAAATACAAAAGCGTTTAGTTCCTTATTTTGTCAACATCGATCCATCAAGTGTTTATGATTTCAAGCTTGGAGATACGGGAAATTTCGAGTGGATCATTCTTGAATATTCCGTTGAAAGCAAAGAACCGTTTAAGGAACCGACCGTTTCAACTGAATATCATTTATGGGATGCCGTCTCGTTCAAACGGTATGATAAAGATAAAAACGTTATCGAAGAAAAAGAACACAATCTAGGATCATGCCCTGTAATTAGCTTTACGGAACAAGGGCTATTCCCGTGCGTTTCATCGTGGGAGTCTGTCGCAACGCTATCAAAGAGACTCTACAACGCCCAAAGCGAATTAGATGAGATACTACGGGGGCAAACGTTTAGCGTTCTAACGTATCATTCCCCTGATGGTACAAAGGTGGAGGATTTGAGTATCAGTACGGATAATGTCCTGCTATATCCATCCTCTGCCCCATCTTACATATCGCCACCTTCCGCCCCCGCTGATACCTACATGGCGGTGATTGAGAAGCTGGAGGGGCTTATTGACACTATAACCCTTAATCCCGATAATGCAAGCTCCAAAACGCAAGAAACGGGAGTAGCACTGCAATTCAAGTTCGAGACGCTTAACGGATCCCTCTCTTCCAACGCGCGCGGGCTTGAAGATTTTGAACGGGTGCTTTTTGATTTGGCGTTTCGATGGCTCGGTGAAAAATTCGACTATGAAGTTAGTTATCCCAAGGATTTCTCTATCGCTGACCTTAAAACGGAAATTGAAAACACCAGTGCAATGATGGCTGTGAATATGGGAGTGGCTTATGAATCGGCGAAAAAGAAAGAACTAGCCCGCCTTGATTTAGTGGGTGCGGATGATGCCGTTATCGAGGAGATAAACAAGGAGTTGGACGATGCAAGTCACAATCGATCAGCATGATTTAGACAATATAAACCGAACGTTTGAGCGGTTGGATGATTTGGCACGACGTGGAGCGATTAAACATTTTTCTGATGGGGTACATGAGAGGGCTATTGATTACGCCGATGTCCACACCAAAACAGGGGCAATGTTTCGCTCAATTTATAAAAAGCCTATTGATGGTGGTTATGAGATTGGAGCGGATAATAAAATAGCCCCTTATGCTATCTTTGTCCACTGGGGTACACGACCCCACGTAATAGAGCCAAACAAGAAAAAGGCGTTACGGTGGGCAAGTGGTGGGATGTTTTCGTTTGCAAAAAAAGTAAATCACCATGGATATAAAGGCGATCCGTTCCTAACTAATGCCCTAAAAGACGAACTGCCAAATTTTAACAACTGGATGGAGAGACAAATACATGACTTATGAATACAAAGATAGCTATCTAATGATAGATCAAGATCGCGAAGATAGAGCGATAGCCGACGTGGCTATTTATGGATTGAATAATGCGTATTACGTCGAGAAATTGACGATTTACAAAGCGTATATTATCGCCTGCATCGAGGACATTAAAAGCCCTGATGATACCTTTAGCGCAAAGTTGAAATACTATAAAACTGAATTTGACAAAGCACTTAATGAGGCGTTGGCTGAAAAAACAACGACCGAAACGGGGGTAAAAACTTCCGTGTGGTCTACGCCGATTGGGAGGGGATAAAATGAGTAACGCTTACGATTTGATGGTGGAAGTCAAAGGGAAACTGGAAGGCATTTCAGGGGTCGCGACGGTAAAAATCGGGCTTGAGCCAAACATGACGGGGCGTGATTACCCCGCTATCCGAATTGTGGCGGGGACAAACAGGAGGGGTCAATATCTCTATGAATCCTATAGTTTCACTGTTTATTTTGGTGAAAACTTGCATGATAAAATCGGAATTGAAGAGATTTATAACCGATTGTATGCGTATGAAAGCGAGATTAGAAGACGTTTAGACACGTTCCAACCCACAATAGGTGGTCTATGCAAGTGGATAGACACAATCAGCGATGAGGATCGACTAGAGGGGTTCAAAGTCCTTGCTAGTCGTTTTGAAGTGAGTGGGGGATAAGCCCCACACAAACTGCTTCTATTTAAAAATCAAAAAAACAATTCACCCTCATCAAATGCCTTCTTCTCATCTTTTGTTAATAGCTCGTACTCATTATAAGGGATATTGTCTTCAATGGCTTTAAGTATATTGTCAATTAACTCATCTCTATCATTCCAAAACATCCCTATAATATTTGGCTCAACTCCAAATATTTCTTTGTGCAATTCCTCAATTTCTATCATTTTTGTATCTCCATCATTATTCTTTCAAATTCTTTAGCTGTATTTGGGAATAAGCTAACGGCTTCATCCCACTTTGTTCCATCTGCCCATATTGCAAACATATTAGCAAAAGTCTCTTTTTCTTTTGTGCCATGCTGCCTATAATACTTCTTGCCGTGTCCAAACATCCTGTAAGTCTCATACGCATCACCGCTCAACATTGCATCTATAATATCCGACATTGCTCTAACTTGTGGATACTTTGGTATAGCTCTTTTTACAATACGCTCTTCTACCCCTTTTATTGTTCGCACAATCTTCGTTATTGGAACAATATCATAGTTGTCTTCTTTATACTTAAGCACAATTTCAGCTTTTAGCTTACCGCTAAGTCCTAAAAGTTCAGCGTCTTTGTCTATAAATACTTGAAATTTATCAACGCTGAATCCTGTTTTTATGGAGTTGTTGAATGCATAGTCTATATGGTGTCCGTATTCGTGCAAAAAAGTGTTTTTGTCTTTAGATGTCGATAGTATTCCTTTGTTTGGTGCATAAGAAGCTTTTCCTTCCAAAACTGCCTTAATTGTAATTGGCTTCGGCAATTTATCAATAACAATCTTCGCCTCATCTCTAATATCCTCTACAAAATTATTAAATTTACCCCTATAACCAAAATCAATCACTGGGATTTTTTGTTCAACCTTTTTGATTAGTGGTTTCGTGTCTAGTCCTCTCAGTTCACCAACAAACTGTAACTTATAATCATTTGGAACTTTCTCATTAATCAAGCTCTCGATGCTTTCGCCACTATTGAATCGGTCTAGTTTTGCATTGCTCCCCAATATCCGCGCCTGTACGTGAATGGGGTATTTCCCAAAAAGTTCCTTAGGTGCGTTTGGGTTGAGTTTCGCCCCCGTGCTGTCGATAGAGTGTTTAGGGATCATTCTGCAACGACAATGAGGATGAAATGGAGCGCGTGGAGCCTTTTCCTTTGGATACACACCAGCCCCCAACCCGTATAAGTTCACGCTTGAATGATAATCACAAATATCCACAGTCGGATGGGACGCACTCATCTTGATCTTAATAGTTGTGAGTTCCTTATCCTCCATGTGTAGCCGTGCTTCTCCCTCACTGTACGCTCTGAAAGTTTCCGTTTGAGCGATACGGTTGGCATAGTAGCGATTACGCTCATAAACGGCTTGTTTGAGCTTTCTTTTGTATTCGGCTTCACTTTTTGCGTTGATTAGTTCCAAATAGGATGCTCTTAATGCGGGTGTGCGTAATTTGTCCGCCATTTTAACCGATAGAGCATCCACCTCTTTGATGAGGTATTTCGGTAAACCCTTTTTGATCTTCAACGGATCATCTTTGAAATTGTACCCCTCGTAAAGTTTAGTTGCCAACGCCTTGATAGTGCCACCCTCTTTTATGTGGTCATTGATGATCTGTTTTGCTTGGGCGGTTATGGTCTTTTGATTTGTGTAGAGTGCTTTGCTTAACGTCATGTTGGATACGATCATATCCTTAACGTATTCATCCGAAACTGCACTTGATAGTACATCACTCAACTTCATTGATACCGCTTCGTAATATGCTCCATTGAACACGCTTAAAGCTTTTTCTATAGCATCGCGTGGAGGTACACCCTCATTAACTAATTTTAGCACTATTTCAAACGCTTCACGGCTCAATTTGTTTATCTCTTCACCCATCGTGTCAAGTACTTCATCAATGTTCATATCGCTATGCTCCTTGTTGGGTTTTTGAACCGTGGCTTGTAGATTATTGGCGTTAGACTGTAGCGAATAGCATCAATACAATGGTTGTTAGCATCCTCAATTTGTGGCAAAATATCCCCCGTGAGTCTGTGTGTTTTATAAGAGTATTTGGCAAACTCTTTAGCCGTATTCTTGCATCGCTCGTGGATGATAACGTCATACGATTTTATAGCTTCAACTCCATCCTCAACACTCCCCGCCCACTTCATCGCCGCAACTGCTTTAAAACCGTGACGTGCAACATAGTTGATAAGCTCAGGGCGTGCATTGTCGCATCGGATAACGTAGTCACGGCTACCCTCTACGGTATCGAATAACTCAGGCAATTTCTCAATCTCACACCCAATCATGAAAGCTTCATGGTCTACATAGATAGTCTTACCGATAATGTACAATCGTACCATGGTCGTTGGGTCAACCGCAAAACCCCAATCCACACCATACAAAAATTGAGCATCATGTGGGGTGTCAAATTTTTCTACTTTTGCGTTTTTAAATATTTGCGCTTCGGTATTGTTTTTTAGCTCTCCTTCCCAAATATGCAAGTATTTATTATAGTCCCTCACTCTATCATTTTCCATCTCATCGCGTAACACGTTTGGGAAAAAAGGGTTTTGGTCGAAATTTACCTTAAGTACAATCCCATTGGATGGTGGTGACTCAATAAATCTCTTATACGTCGCGCTATCTTCATTTTCGGGATTAAAGCTAACCCAAATTTGCGATCCCTCTTGCCGTATTGTAGGTATTAATATCTGCCACGAGTTCTCCGACACATTCGCAGCCTCTTCCACCCAAGCAATATCTATACCCTGTATCCCCTTTATTTCCGTGACGTTGTACCGTAATCCTTTAAAGATAAACTCAGTGCCATTAAGCCCACGTATCGATGATTTCGTGACGGTGTAGTGTGCGCTCAGTTTTGGATTTTCTTCGATGATGTCCTTGAGCAGCTTATGGGAACTATCCGCAATACTCTCCATAATCTCCCTAAGGCAAAGAATACGCATCTTTTTTGACGCGCCCCGCAATAGTAGCAGTGTTGCAATTGTTTGTGATTTAGCACTACCACGCCCACCATATAGGACGCGATAACGGTATTCACCGTCTTGAAAAAGTTGAGCGTAACGTGGTAGCTTCATCAATCGACAAATTCTACACTGATGTTATTTGATACAGATTGAGCTTGAGCATTTACGTTCACGTCTCCTGATTTGGCAAACTGATCGATCACCCCGAGCGTTTGCCCCGCTTTATGGATAGCTTCTTGCGCTTGTTTATGATCTTGTATCGTTGCATTTTCGTTTAGTTTCTTTGTCATAACTGAAATGTTTTTTAATGTAGCGTTATGAAGGAATTGCAAGTGCCTTGTTTTCTCATCCACAACTTTTTCAATAGCTGTAACTTCTTTGTAACTTTCATCCATTAAAGCCCTATTTATCGCAATTTGGGCTGTAACTTTGTCGGCGTGTTTTGGCTCTATCCCTTTGCATATCTTCCCTATTGTCACATGGCTTGTGTTGTATCTTTTACCAAGCTCTGAATGTGAGTATTGCCCCGTATGCCAATCAGCTAAAATGTTTTCACGATCTTCATCTGTAAGTCGTGCCATAATTTAAACCTTTTTTCTAATTATACAAAAAGTGTGAATAATAATCACTTTTGCTTACCTATCTTAGGTATGCGCAAGAAGCTATAAGGTTCCTCTTTTAACACCTCTTCCACATCTCTATCATCCCCACGTGCCTTAAGAATTTCCGCCCCCAAACCGCTCATGATTGCTTGTTCAAAAAAAGAACGATTTGATACAAAACATCTTGTTAGCTGATTATCTTTTCTTCCCAAATCCATACAACAAACCTGACACCCATCCTCCCCACGTGCTGTGAAGTCTAATTCCAATGGTGCAACAATAGAGGAAATTTCATCGTCCAAGAAAAAAGCTATCGGCTGAACGCTCCAGCACGTCCATTTTTTCGATGGTGGCTGAATAATCCCGTGATCCGCAACACCAAGCTTTCTTCGATTGCTATCATCCGCCCTGTTTCCCCACAAAACAACAGAAATATTATGATCCTTGATGAATTTCTTAGCGGGAACTTCCTTTAGGTTATAACAACACTGTACGGGTGAGGTCTTCACACCCATTTTTGCTTTTAAGTATGTGTGTCCACGTTTTGGGGCGATTGGATAATGCCCCGTCCTACTCCACATTATAAAAGCGTCCTCCCTTGGATACACGACATTGAGCGGCAACCCTATCTTATCCGCCGATTCTTGGACGCGTTTTAGTGCTGATTCCGTCGATAGCCCTGTGTTGCAATATAACAAAACTGGGTTAAATTCTTTGGATAACAAAGCCAAAGCGCATGAGTCCCTCCCCCCTGAGAACATAATCGCTATTTTCCCTTTTTTTGAAACTGTCTCAATTGTTTTTTTAGCAATCTCAATTTTTTGAGAAAATGGGGACTCTTGCATATCCTTAAGCTTGGCTAATCGCTCTTTCATCTCGCTTCCCGATAATCGTGCATAAACGCCCTTAGCCATGCTTTATCTCTTGCCCGCAACAAGCGCAAAGAATCGGTAGATCAGACTCTTTTTTATTGCTTATCTCACTATCAGTCTTGCCCTTCTCAAAAAATTCCGATGCTTTATTAATTGCATCCTCAAAACAAATATCAAGATTTTTGAACCCGATTATCTCAAGATCGAAATCAAGATCATTCAATTCTTTTAATTCATCTTCAAGGATCGACTCATCCCAACCGCTATTTAAAGCGATTTTATTATCCGCGATTACGTAGGCGCGTTTCTGAGCCTCTGAAAGGTGCGATAGCTCAATCACGGGGATTTTATCCATCCCAATTTTTTGAGCCGCCATTAGTCGTCCATGACCAGCTATGATTAAATTTTTTCCATCTGTCAAGATTGGATTAGTAAAACCAAACTGTTTAATACTATTGATTATTTGATTGATTTGAAAATCTGAATGAGTGCGACTGTTGTTGGAGTATGGGATTAATTCTTGTGGGGTTTTATAGATAACCTTCTGCATAATAAACCTTTTTTGGTAAATTATAGCAGAATAACAGAAGTGTTATACATTAGTTGTTTATCTCATCTTTCATCGTTTCCCCATTTAATCTTATAGAAGATCACCAAAACATCTTTCACAGGGCGGGGGCGTAGATGAGACGCTTACCGTGCTACTAAAAGATGATGACCTTTTATAAAATTAAATAACTCGACGCTCCCACTATGGGAGTTTGTCAATAACCGCACCGACTTTAGCCGACACGGGGTCTATGTTGCCACTGCGACCAACCAACCCATCTTTATACTCAGTGAGGTTAGTACAGTGATATTATAACACTTTTTTACTTAACTCTCTACTAAAGAAGTTATAAGCCTTTACGTACACCGACCAAAGGCTATTTTTGCTTTGTAGGTTTTGATTACGTCTTGCAACTCTTCCACCGTCCATAACTTTGTATTCTTTGTAGTTTCAAGGCGTATGACCTCATCGAGTCCGATTTTCTCGATAAGTGCAGGACGGTATCCGCTTTGATTACTGCTTAACTCCACATTACAGCGATAACATTGGACATGGATATTATTTTCATCAAAGCGTAGCGCACTGTTACTACCCTGAGCCTTGAAGTGTCCAGCATGGTATACTTTATCTCCTCCACTCTTTCCACAGCTTATACAGTGCTTACCGTCACGCATACGGATAAAGGTATTAACTGTTTTTTGTGCTAACTCTAAAAGAAACTTGCGATCTGATTGGTTAAACTCTTTTTTCGCTTTCCTGTTCGCTTTACTCTTTGCCTTCTCATTATCTCTCACCCATTGGATGGCTTTGCATCCCTCTGAGCAAGTTTTAGTGAATGGCTTTAGCGGTATAAAACGATCACCGCATATTTTGCAGGTTTTGGCGTTCATTGTCCTTTCCCGCTTTGGTTTTGTTTTGGGGTGTATTTATCAAATGCCCCGCGCTTGCATTCCCATCCTAGACTGCAAAATCTAAGCCCCTGTTTTTTATCGTAATGCTCACACCCATCACACGTTTTAGGTTCTCCCATCTCTTTAATCCGATCGGTTAAAGCTTTGTTTTGTTGTTCGAGTGAGTCGATATATTTTTGTTTTACATCAATATCTTCTTGTGACGAACAAACTCCAAACATAAACTCATCATATTCTTCCCGTGTCATCCAATCTCCTTTTATTTTTATAGTGTAACCCATGCTAGAACGGAATTTCGTCTTCATTGATGTCAATCTCTGGGAGATTGTTTTCAGGCATAGGCTTGCGTTCATACGTCGGTTTTGGTGGAGTGTATGGCTTTTTTTCCACATGCGTATAATCGCTCTTTTGGTTTTCACCTTGGCGGTTATCATCTTTACCGTCAAGCATCTGCATAGTCTCTACGATTACCGAGTGCTTAGAGCGTTTTTGCCCTTCTTTATCAACCCATTGTTCAAAATTTAATCGACCCTCTACGAGGATTTTTGATCCTTTGCGTAGGTATTGATTCGCTACCTCACCTGAACGACCGAAAAAAGTGATGTCAACAAAACAAACCTCTTCTTTTTTCTCACCGTTTACCGTGAATTTTCGACTGGTCGCAATCGCCGTTTTGGCAATTGCTGATCCACTTTGTGCATATCGAAGCTCAATATCACGAGTGAGATTCCCCACTAAGATAATTTTATTAAACATCTTTTTCCCCTTTTTATTTATATAATCTATTTTCTATAAAGCTCATTGATGAACGATCGTCCACTTTCGGGGGAAAGCTTCGCGTATTTCAAAGACATATTTATGTCCTTGTGGTTCATAAGCTTTTGGATTGTTTGGATCGGCGTTCCGTTTATAGCCAAGTGGCTCGCAAATGTATGCCTTAGCGTATGTATCACTACTCTATTCTGTCTATCGCCCTTTTCAATTCCATCATTAAAAGCGTTAAGAAATTTTTTTATCTTTCGATAAAGAGAGCTATATTTTAGTGGGGATGTTTCACGTGAAACAATATAATAATTTTGAGGAATTCCTTTTGTTGCATTGGATAGAATATCAAAAACATCATCCGAAAGAAATCCGACATACGTATTGTACCGTTTTTGGTCGTGGATGGTTATTGTTTTATTGTCAAAATTGATGTCAGATTTTTTCATACATAAAACACTACTCGCCCTTGCCCCAAGATTCAATGATAATATGCAAAAAATAAAAACATCATCAAATTTTTTAACAGCCTCCAAAAGCTGTTCTATCTCATTTTTAGACAAATAGCGCTGGCGATCATTGTCCAATTTGAAGAGTGTG